AGCCGAAGCCACCGGCTCGTCGTTCATTTCGGCGAGGATAGCACCCCAAAACTCCTTGGAAGACTTATCGTAAGCCGCATCTTCCTCTTCCCTCTTCTTACGCTCGAGCTCCTTAGGATCCACATCCAGGGAGCTTTTCTCTTCCTGAACCTCAACCTCGGATTCAGGCTCCTCCTCCTCGCGCTTGCGCGATCGCTTACGCTCCAGTTGGCCAAACAACCTCTCGTGCTTCTTCACCGAAGTCTTCAGATACGCAACGTCACGCTTCAGCTCATTGATGGTTCTCAGGAGCAACGAAACCCTGTCCTCATCCTCAGGCGGAACCCAGTCACACCCACGCCACTGCCTATGAACCATGTCATATACAATCACCTGGGACTTCTTGTTCCTCATAGAGTTGAACGCACGTATCGCACGGCCAAGCTCACATCTCAGATTCTCACGAATGTAGGCCAGAACCTCGGATCGATCCGGATCAGCATCGTGTCGTTGCGGTGGCATCAGTCGGAACATCGACCGAAGGGTTGAACCATTGTCTAGGTAACTCATAGCAAGACCAGAATGCGTCATGCACGGCAACATGTCAATGCAAAGGAATGTTCATTTTGCAGAGCATACCAAGAAGTTCCCATAGCCACTGCTACCTCCCTAGAGGGAGTCTTGTCACTCCCTCTTCTAGGGAGTTAAAAACCGCAACGCTGAGACGCTGCGTGGGGGCTCGTGCCGGCCCCCCGCGCTCAGCGGCGGTTTTTCAATGACCCTCCACTGATTGCGAAGTATCGGGTCCGATGGATGGATGTGGATGCCCAGCGCTGGAGCGGAAAGGGGTCTAGGAGGCGTCGGAGGCTTTGGGTGGTGTGTGGGGCGCGTAACCCCATTGCTCGGCCATGGCGCGGGCGATGCCGGGATAGGTCTTGGATCGCTCCTTCCAGCGGGTCGGACTGGGACCGAGCTTGTTCTGGCCGCTGGGGGTCTGATTGGCCCACCTACCGGATGGCGGTAGCGGCAGGATGTCGGTGGGAACCAGCGGCGGAAGATTCTTGAGCCACAGACAAGTGCGCTTGCTCGCGTCATCACCAAACTGCCATGGCTGTATAATCTGGGATGGTTTGCAGATACGAGTGTTGATAGCGCCCACTGGGTTCTCTATCGCTATACGGGGGATCCCGCTATTTAGTAACAGATGGACAAATGCAAGCGCCTCCTCGGTCAGCTTGGGGTCGCGGAGACCGCGGGTCGTCCAGTGCATGCCGCTGGAACAGAGGTAGGTGCAGGGCGGGAACGCGATCATCATGTCCCACTGCTGGGTCAGCAGATCACGCACATCACCACGGTAGTGTTGGCCCACTGTATCGCTGGGCTCAAGGAGGTCGCAGGACCACGCATCCCAGCCGCGAGCAGCGAACTCATCGCGAACCCGCCCGCTGTACTCGCAGGCCACAAGGATCCGCGGCTTCACAGAGCCACCCCCTCGGCGGCCACGAAGAAGTCCTTCTCATCCCCGTTCATGGTCACTCCATTGGTCCACGTCAGACCGATGCAGTCCCCGTTCAGGACGCACTCGATCAGGAACCCGGCAATCACACTGCCACGAGTCGGATCGAAGATCACCCGATACGCACCGTTCTTCCAATGCACCACCTTGCCGGCCAGCACCGCCTCTTTGATCTCGTTGAGTTTCATGTCGAAGGGCACCCTACCGCTCCATGCTCAGTCGTCAAGTGGGAAAGTGTGGGAGATGGAATAAATCACTTCTACCGCTCCATGCTCCATGCTCGGGGCTCCGCGGATTCCGGATTTCAAGATTCCGAATTCCGAATTCTGTATGGGGTATGGGGGTGCGGGAGATCCTGGCGCGAGGGTGGAGGGGTAGGACATGGCGTGTCTAACCTGGTTGTACATTGGATGTCCTGGGGGGCGAAACCTGGCTCCGGGGGTCGGGTTGACTGGCAAGGAAGGAAGGAAGGGGGCGAGACGGGGCGCAATCGGGGCGCTGCGGGCTCCGGAATAGCGGGGCGAGTGGAGACAGGATCAGGGCAAAGAAAAGCCCCGCAGGGCGAACCATACGGGGGCGAAAGGGAGAGTGGCCGACTTCTCAGCCGTTGCCCGCAAGGGCGGAGAGGACCATCAGGGCAACGAAGAAAGCGCCAAGGAGAAGATAGCCAAGGGCGCGAAAAAGATCGCTCATACTGCGTACCTTTCGGCAATGTCTCCCCAACAGCAGAGACGATAGTGCCCGTTGAACTTCAAGACCGTCGTGACGTATGGGTCGCCGACGTTCAGGTAATAGCACCAACCCTTTTCGGTCTCGAAAGCCTCAACCCCATGGGTCTCGAGCAATTCGTTCAGGCATTCCATCCGGAGGTCCCGGGTTGACGGCGGGTTGCAGCATTCCCGAACCCGTGCAGCGCCCGCGGGCAATTGCTCGAGCTCACGCCGGCTCATCCGGAGAATCTCCTTCGCCCGCTTTCCCTTTCCGGGGAAAACCGCTTCGAGCGAATTGATAGGGGGGGAAAGGAATTTCATGGGTTCAAAGGAGAACATGGGCATAGGTTCCATCCGGGAGACAACCGGTCGCGAAAACAACCGGCCCGCCGAAGTCTTTGGAAAACAACTTGTCGAACAACTGGCGGGCTGCTTCTCGATGGCAGTCGTACCCGTCCATGTCGTAACGATAGGGCAGAGTCAGGGTTCCCCTTTCGCAGATTGCTTTGATTCGGGACCCTCGATGGGTTGTTGCGGGTAGGTATTTAGTTTGAATGGATTGCATAGTTTGAAGGGCATCAATTGCCCGTGGAACCCACGCTTGCGCATGGGCTCACCGGGAAATTCAAGCGATCAAAGCAGGCATGTCCACGAAATGGCGGGCACCGGTCCCGTGGGGCGGAATGTGGACAGACTCGAGACCACCCCGAGCCCCGGCGCAAAGGAGGCAGTCGGCGCAAGCGGCACCGACACGCTCGGAGGCGCAAAGCGACTCGCCTACCGAAGCTTCGGAGCCGACGCGGAAAGTACTCCAGCCAAGGGAACGGGCGATCACAAGTTCAGCGATGGAATCAACGGAAGCCATTAGAAGGGAACGCCAAGCCTGCAAAGAGGGTTTTCTCCATTGGTGAGTATAGCCTGTCCATCCGGAAGAAACGCCGGCGATCGCGAGCGCAAGGGGAAGGGGCAAATGTGTGGGGTCCCCGTAGGCTCCGAAACGGACTTTCCGGCCTGCGAAACACTCGAGACTACGCAAGGGAGAGTATCGGCCCGCTTTCCACGCTTTCCAAATCCCTTGGGGAGCTTGGCCGGGATTTACGTAGCATGTCCTTTCCACACCGAAGCGACCGTTTTCTTCGTGCCCGCGATGGACGCAATTGCCACAAATCAAACGGTCCAAGCCCGATTTGATCGCTTCGGTGGGGGAAACAGATTTCACTAGGATCCACACTTGGATCATGTCGCCCGTCTTCCGGTTGTCGCTTGGGGTCTCGAAGCCCGTCGCGATGATCACGCGATCGCGATCTTCATGAAGGATGAATCCGTTCATTGGGCACCTCCGATCAAAGCGTCAGCAAGAAGCCAGATGACCGGGAGGAGGAGGAGGTGAAGCGCTAGGAATCCTAGAGCGCGGAGGAGTTTGGATTTCATGATTTGAAACACTGGCCACAATGACCAGACCAGATGACTCCCAGCGGAAGTCACCGGATCCGGTCACTGCGGGGTGATGCGGGCTGCAACGCAGAGTTGGTGATCATGAGTTCCATCATCATCATCATACCGGTAGTAAATCAGCCAATCGCCGGGAGGCAGGCCGTCGCCCGCACCAAAGCGAACGAAAACCATACACCAGCAATCTTTCTCGGTGCCCGAAAGGATTTCATGATTTCCGTGATGGGAGTCCGTCACTCCCGGAACCCAGTCGGGCGTCGGGCTGATGGTTGCAATCGGAACGAATGTTCCGGGTCGGACCCATCCTACATTGGTGAAGGAAGCGAAGGGCTTCTCGGTGGTGGTTGCTGTCGTTGCGGTCGTTGCTGCGTTTTTCATTGGAGCCGACTATTTAAGACACTGGTCAACTTTCGCCCACAAAAAAGGGGCGAGTTGCTGGTTTTTTGTGGCGAGTTGCTTCCAACAGGCTAGGAAGGGGGCATGGCCAAGAAGGGGAACAAGGAAGGAGAACCGACGGAAAGAGCGGTTCAGGTTGTGGAGAAAAGGAAAACGGGAAGGCCTCTAAAATCCGTTTCCGAAGAGAACAAAAAAATGGCACTTGAAGCAGCCCGACTCGGGATGCCGATGGAACGGGTCGCAGTTCTCGCAGGGTTCCCGACTAACTCATCGGGTACGTGGTCGCAGTTCCTCACAAGGAATCCCGACTTTGCCGCCGAACTAGAAAGGGTCCGTTCCATCGGGGAACTAGAACTGACTCGTGTGGTGTCTAACTGCGGCCCAGGTTGGCAAGGCTCCGCATGGTTACTGGAAAGAACCCGTGGCTACGTAGCCCGAGCTCAATTGGAACACACCGGTAAAGGAGGGAAGGAGTTATCGGTATCCGGAGCCCTACTCGGAGCGTTCGGAGGAGGGAAATAGGACTTCTATGCATCCGAGTCCAATGGATCAGGAACCAATGGATGGCAGTTCAATGCATAGGACCACGGGGTACCAGGACCCCCAAGAGGGGGGTGGGTGTTACCTATATACCCCCTCCCCGTCCCAAACCAAATTTTATGCCCGTCAAGCAAATTAAGCGCAAGAAATCCCCTTCACTCGGCATGGGTTCTCACATCCCTGCGTGGAAGCAGCGCAAGCTATTGGAGGAGGCTCAGCAGCTTAAGAACTTCCCCAAGATGATGCTTGGCCTACGTGAAACCTACGCGTGGCAGGAGGCGGTGCTGGGTGCGTTGAACGAGAAGCACTCGAAGGTGGCTCTGAAGGCTGCGAACGGCTCTGGCAAGACGAGCATGGTGGCGGCGAGTGCGGTGGTATGGCACATGCTCCGCTGGCCGGGGAGCTTGGTGGTGTGTACCGCTGGTGTGTACCGACAGGTGGCCGACGCGTTGTGGCCTCATCTGCGGAAGATGATCAATGGGTTGGGAGGGGAGGAGAATGGATTCTCGATCAAGGATGGTGAGATTCGGTATGTGTACCCGAAGAAAGTGGACGGCCAGGAGCTGATCAGCCGGTGTATTGGGTTTTCGGCGAGCAACCCGGAGAAGGCGGAGGGCTGGCATGTGCAGGGTCCGAGCAATGACTTGATGTACATTGTGGACGAGGCGAAGGCGGTACCGGACGGGATCTTCCAGTCGATGGAGCGGTGCCAGCCTACGCGGACTCTGCTGATGAGCAGTCCTGGTGGCAGCTCCGGCTACTTCTACGATGTATTCCGACGGAATGATGGCAAGTGGCAGACCTTTACCGTTACCGCTTACGACTGTCCGCATATCCGGAAGGAGTGGATTGATGAGCAGATGGCCCGCTGGGGCGAGGGTCATCCATTGGTGCGCTCGATGATCTACGCGGAGTTCATGGAGGATGACGGGAGCCTGACCGCGGTGAAGACGGCTGACTGGCAGAAGGTGGTGAGTGGCCCACCCAAGGAGGATACGGAGGGGCACCGGTTGACCGCGGGTTGCGATTTCTCAGCCGGCGGCGACGAGAGCGTGATGGTGGTGCGCCATGGGAACACGGTGAAGGGTCTGATCCGCTGGCGGGACAAGGACACGATGGCCAGTGTGGGCCGGTTCATCAGCGAATTCCGCAAGTGGAAGCTGAAGGCCGAGGACATCTACGCGGATGTGGGTGGCATGGGGGTTGTCATGTGCGACGCCCTGAGGGCGGAGGGCTGGGATGTGAGGCGGGTGAACTTCGGTGAGCGGGCCATCCGGGATGATCAGTTCGTGAACCGTGCGGCTGAGATGTGGATTGAGTTCGGGCGGATGGTGGAGGAGGGGAAGGTGAATCTGGGACCGGTCGGGACGGACGAGGTATTGCTCCAGCAGTTCGTGAGCCGGAAGGTGCGGACCAATGGCAAGGGTAAGCTGACGCTGGAGGGGAAGGATGAGCTACGCGCCAGAGGGGTGAACAGTCCGGATCGGGCGGATGCGATGGTATTGGCCTTCTGTGGTGGTGGCGGGAAGCGGATGGACGAGTACATGAAGGCGTTGGGCGAGGATGGGCGGAGCCTGCTGGAGCGGATGGAGGATGAGCTTGGCCCACTTGAACCGGAGGGGGTTGCGCTTGCTGGTTGCGAGGTAGGGGGATAAAGGAGGGGAGGACATTTATGATGAGC